ATACACCGCCTGGCGGCGGCGATATTAAGCAGAGACTATTTAGTCTCTACTTGATGCTCGCGAGCCCATGTTGGTAAGTTGTTACTGTTAGTGTAGTTACCATACTTGTGCCAGCATTCCATAGTTTCTAGTCTTTGCTGATTAGCAGCGTATACTGCATCGTGCTCGTAAGTGAATGTTTGATTTTTCTTGTTAGTGAAAGTAATGATTGTGTTTTTACCAATTAGTGACTTTCTCATTACGAATCTTTTAGTAGTTAATGTTGACATGTTATTTAATTTAATTAGTTATATATTATTATTATCTATTGTAAGTCTAAATAAATTTGTGAAAACTTTATATTGTTTTAATTTAATTTATATTTTTTTAGTTGTCTTACATATATATTATCTGTAAACAAACTGGTTAAATTTGTGCTAAAAGCGGGGCTGGGTAAAATAAAACGACTTTTGTTTTAAGGCGGCAAGCACAGAGGGGGGGGGGCTACACTTTACTCCACAACTTCTAATATTTTTCAAAATAATGACAGTAGCCTATTAAGGATACTAATAGCACCCTTGTGTCACAGTAAACGATATTTACTATGCGTAATACTTTATATATGGCATTTAAAATGATATCACCACTAAAAAGACAAAACCTTTCACCTAAGGCGGCAGCAGACAAGAAGGCTCGTGATTTAGCGTTTGCAAAAACAACTAGCAGGCGTAATAAAAAAGCTGAGAACCAACGTAAAAGACGTGAAGCAGAGAAAAACGGCGTAGATATAACTGATAAAGACTACGACCACACTACTAATTCTTTTGTTTCTGTTAAAGACAACAGAGGTGAATTTGGTAAAGGTACAAGAACATAAGTAATAATATATACATCGATACAAAATATTAAAAAAACAAAAACAATATAAGACATGCCAGGCTATCACTCACCTAAAAAGAAACATTGCTTTAAGATGAAAGCATCGGGTTATGATAATAATCCTATGAAGAAAAATTTTCCAGAAGCATTCAAGTTTAACGCAGAGCTTAAAAAAGCATCGGCAGACGGACTACTAGATAACAATCCTAAGTTTAAAGCGGCGGTTGATAGTAGCATGAATTATGGCTCTGCCTACAAGAAAATGATGCAGTGCTCAATGTGTACTAAGCGTACAGCTATGGGTAAATGTAACTGTGGTAAAAATACAAAAGAAGGAAGATCAGTATCTTCTGCGTTTCAAAAATACGGTTGTAAAAACAAATAATTATGGCATTTAAACTAAAATCACAAAAATCAGTTAAATCTGGAGGATTTAAAATGATGGGTAGTAGCCCTAAGAAAAGCGCGCTTCCATTACAGCCTAGTCTTAAAACTACTTATAAAGAAGCTTTTGAAAGAATGAAGCCAACTAAAAGTGGTACTAGAGTAGATAAGTTTGGCAACATTTACAAAAACACTAAAGAAGGGTTTGAAAAATTTAAAGCAGCTGCTAAAGATTATAACGCTAAGAAAAACAAAGGTGCTGGAAAAACCTCAGCACAACCTACAAAAACTGTTAATATTCCAAAGGTTGATTTATCAAAAGCTAAACCAACAATAGATAAATTAGTAAATACAGCTAAAGAAACTTTAAACAAAATTCAACCAACAGTTAAAAACGAAACAAAAGTTAAGTTAAAGAAAAACAAAACAACTGGTAGAACTAAGACTAAAACTGTTGAAAAAGTAGGCGATAAAGTTATTAAAACAAAAACCATAACAGACAGACAAGGTAATACTAAAACTAAAACTAAAACCAGAAAAAGAACAGGTGGCAAAGGAAAACAAAAGATTGCTAAAGCACTTGTTAAGTTAGCTGGAAGAATCGTAACTTAAATCAATTATTAACCAATAAATAAAACCAATGACCTATTTATTTTACAAGACCAGTAGCAGTACATATACTGGCAGACCTCAAACTAATGATAAAACAATTGCTGAGTGGACTCACTTATCTGAAAAGAAAAACTGGAGAATAACTCAGCTGCCTAACGGATACTACCAAACAGAAGTTTGCGGTATTGAAGACGCTGATAAGTGGCATGATGTCACGCGTAGAGAAACACTCGAGGGCGCTGAAGCCGCTATCGACGGTAGTATTGAGCACTTTACTAAGAAACTAGAGGCTACAAAAGGACCTAAGATAGTTAAGACGTTTAAAAATGAGGAATAGAAATTATATAGGGGGAGTCGGCAAGGTTTCCCCTTTTTTACAAGAAGATGATTTTTTTCCAGATCCTAACACATCTGTTTCAGAACAAGTTAAAGAACAGCAAGAGCAAGACGAACTAGATAAAACTTTAGATAAAAAAAAGTTTGAAGATCAACAGGAAATATATGATATTGATCCTGTAGATTTTGCAGACGCCGTAGCAATGACAGGTGTACCTGTTGTGTCTGAAGCTGCTGATTTAGTTAGCGCTGGAGTTTCCGCAAGTAGAGGTGACTATAGCGCTACAGCTTTAAGTTTAGCTGGTGTTATAGCGCCTTTTGCAGGAGGTAAAGTATTAAAAGAAGGCAAGAAGTTTGCTAATAAAAATGAAATGGCTGATAGAATAAATTTAGCCATGAAAAACAACGATGCTAAAATTATAGAAAGCGATCCTAGATTTACGGCAGAGCAAAAAAGAGAAATACTTACAAATGCTAAAATGCCTTGGAATCAAACAGTTAAAGAAGTAGAGTTTACCAATTACGGGAAAATAAAAGATAAAGCAGAACTTGGAAGAATAACTGCTGATGCGACTAGAGGTATCGGTCAAACAGGTAGAGCTATAGACGCTACAGGATTTAAAGTATCAGACTTAAGTATTGATGATGTCAAGAAAGTAGGTAGTAAAGGCGGAAGAGATATATACGAAGTAACATATCCAAATGGAAAAAAGTTGAAGTTTTGGGAGTCTTCTGGCACAGGTAATAAACCTGTTAGGCTAAGTCCGCGAAATGCTGATATGAACGCTTCAAACTCAAAAGGATATTTCGGTGTAGTATCAGGTGAACTTGACGGTAGTGCTGTAGGCATGAGCGACGGTTGGTTTATAAAATCAGACGGATGGGAAAGAGGCTATGGATCTGAATCTATAGAAGACACCGGCTTGTGGCTAAGAGAATTAAAAAAATCTGGCAAGTTAAAATAAGCCGCTATAGAGTAACTATAATAATAACTAATTTAATTTAATAAAATGGAATACAATATCCCTGGCGCTATTGTCAAAGATCTTAACTTTGGCGATGACGCAAGAACTAAAATTAAGACCGGTGTTGAAAAACTAGCATCGGCAGTTAAATCTACACTTGGCGCATCTGGAAAATGCGTTATCTACGAAGACAGTAGAGGTAACCCTGTTATAACTAAAGACGGAGTTACTGTCGCACAATCAGTAAATTTATATGATCCCGTCGAGAACATTGGAGCTACGCTTATTAAAGAAGCTGCTCAAAAAACTGTTCGAGAAGCTGGTGACGGTACAACTACAGCTACGGTACTAGCTGAAGCTTTGTTAAGTCAAGTATATAAAGAGTCTGGCTCTTCTATACGAGACATAAAGCAAGGTATAGACGAAGCTGTCAAAGAAGTTATTGAGTATTTAGATTCTATATCTATAGAAGTAAACAATGACACTTTAGACAATGTAGCTGCTATTAGTTGTAACAACGACAAAGAGCTAGGATCTATAATTGCTGAAGCTTACAAAACAGTAGGTAAAGAAGGCGTTGTATTGATGGAAGAATCAGACACAGAAGAAACTTATGTTGAAACAGTTGAAGGTATTCAGTTAGACTGTCCATTGTCTTCTCCACACTTTATAACTAACACAGACAAACAGAGAGCTGAACTAGACAATCCTTTTGTGCTTATTTGCATGTCTGAAATACCAAACGTTAGAAAGATTCAAGGTATACTAGAATACGTTATTAAAAACAACCGATCTTTACTTATCATAGCGCCTGTGGCACAGCAAGTAAAGTCGGCGCTTCTAATGAATAAAGTAAAAGGTAACATTAAAGTAAATATTATTGATTTACCAGGCTTTGGTCCTAACAAGAAAGATACATGTGAAGATGTAGGTATTATAACTGGCGCTACTGTTTTTAATGAAGAGCTTGGTGATGACTTAGACTCTATGACGCCTGAAGATCTTGGTGAAGCCGACTATTCTGTAACTGATGAGAAAAATACAGTTATAACGCTAGATGGTATGACTGAAGATCTTGAAGGCAGAATAGACGAAGTAGTTAAGCGTATTGCTGAAGAGAAAAACAGCTATTTAAAAAAGAAGCTAGAAGACAGGTTGGCTATATTGTCTGGTAGCGTAGCTATTGTTAAAGTTGGTGGTAACTCTAAAATAGAGATTAAAGAAAAGAAAGATAGAGTTGAAGACGCTATATATGCTGTTAAGGCTGCTTTAAAAGAAGGTATAGTACCTGGCGGTGGTGTTGCTTTGTTAAACGCTTCTCAAAAAATTTCGACCGACACAGTCGGTGGCAGCATAGTTGCTAAGACTATAAGAACTCCATTTGACACTATATTAGCTAATGCAGGTATATTTATAGATAAAGATGCTGTAGACCATGAAGGTTATGGAAGAGACGCTATAACTAGTGAAAGAATCGACATGATTAAATCTGGTATTATAGATCCAGTGCTTGTCACTAAAACAGCTTTAAAAAATGCGGCTAGTGTAGTTTCTACTATTATATCTGCTGATTGTGTAATTTCAAACGTAAGATTAGATGAGAGCAGTAAATAATTATGTAGTTATAGAAAAAATAAAAGATACCGAAAAGAAAGTAGGTGGTTTAATTATTACGGAAGATACAAACGATGACGTTAGATACTTCAAAGCTAAAGTAATATCTGCAGGCGAAACCGTGAAAGGTATATCTGAAAATGACGTTGTCTGGTATGACAGGCATGCAGGTTACGGTATAGAATACAATGACAGCTTTTATTTTGTAATTAAAGCAAGTGATATTGTATTAGTAGATTAAACACAAACCGTAAACTTTCAATCCACAAACATAAAATCTAATAAACAAATTTATTAATCAAACAAAAAAAAATCATGAATTATTTGTATTTTGCAGAAGGAGCAGTAGAAACAACTGGCGAAGCAGCGATGTACCCAGCTAGCTCTTTCCTTGGATTAGATCCAATATCAGACACTACAACTCGCTTGTCTTTTTTATCAAGAAACAACGCTGGTGCTGGAGATGACGATGTGTTATTAACGCACGCGTCTGGAAAGCATAGACAAGTTGCTGAGCTTATTGCTGAAATTTTAGAACCAAGCCCTGTAACAACAGGTAAATTTATCGTAGTAGCAGACGAAGCTAACGGCGTTTACTTAGATATAGGCAATGGCGCTGGATTAACTGGAGTAGTTGAAGTAACCACATTAGCTTAATTATTAACTTTTAAAAAAAACAAAAATGGAAACATATTTTTATTTCGGAGAAAATGACGTAGCTACTACTGGTGAAGCAGCTATGTTCCCACTATCATCGTTTTTAGGCGCAACTCCAAGCGGTGACGACAGCGTAATGTTACACTTTAAAGCTAGAAACGGATCTGCTAGTTACGACACTGTTAATGTTGACTTTGCAGCTTCTCACACGGGTTTAGGAGATAGCACTAGACAAACAAAAGATACTATGCAAGACATTGCTTTACTGTTTCAATCAGGCGGTAAGAAAAAGTTTGTAAACTTCTTTGATGGTGAAGACAAAACAGGTGTAGCTAGCTTTATTGTAACTGTAGACGCACTTTCAATTACAACAGTAGCTTAATTATTAAAAAATAGAAAAATGAAAAATACATATTTATATTTTGCAGAAAACTTAGATGCTAACGCAGCCGGTGATGCTTGCATGTACCCTGTAGCTAACTTTACAGGTATAGATCCAATATCAGCAACGACTAGTAGAATATCATTCAAAGCTTTAACTGGAAACGCTGCAGATGATGATATATTAGTAACACACGCTAGTGGTAAGTATAAGGCTCTCTGTGAAGGTTTAGCTGAAATACTTAATACTGATGATGTAGGTTTAGTAACAGTGTTTGACGAAGATAATAGTTTAACACACAGAATATTACTTGACCTAGAAGTTGGTATAACTGAAATCAACATTACTCTTGACACTTAATAGTTGAGATTAACTAGTCACGACATACGTGAATTGCAAATCCTTAAGTATTACAGGCTCACTAGAAAGTGGGCTTGTAAGACTTACGGTTTGACAGATGCAGACTTAGAGCTATTAGTTTATTTAGACTGCAAAAAAAGATTTACACGCAGAGAATTTGAAGATGGAGAGTATACTCTTAGCTGGGACAAACACAGATGGGAGAAGTTAAGGCGAGATGGTTGGATAGACGTTTGGAGACAAAGAAACAGAACAACTATAAAATATTCTATATACAAAACGTCTTTTAAGTGCCAACAACTAATAAGTAGAATTTACAGAATATTATTAGGCGAAGAAGATGTACCAACTTCTGAAAGAAGCGTGTTTTATAAAAACAAAACATATACTGATAAAGTTTATAACAAAGCTTTAGATGATATGATTAAAGATCCAGAAAGATAATGGCATTTAAACTAGGAAAAAGACCGGCACCAATAACAGAGCGTAAAATGGCTTTTAAAAAGCAAAGCAATTTATCTGTTCCTGGTACTCCAGTTTTAAAAAGAACTTTAGAACAAGGAGTAATAGGTGAAGCTAATATGGACGGCACAATATTCGTTAGTGATAAGATAGATGATAACGACCCTATGATGCATAGAGTTTTAAATCATGAAATGCAACACATAACAGATATGAAAACTGGTAGGTCTACTTACACTGATGATTACGTTATGCACGACGGTGTAATGTGGCCAAGACTCAATGGGTTTATATTAGATCCGTTCACTGGTAAAAAATATAAAGAAGGAGATACTAATCTACCTTGGGAATCAAATAAAGTTGAATAATGATAAATAATTTAGTAGGAGGTTTGTTTGGCAAGCTTGTTGATAATGCTGAAGGCATACTTGATAAAGTTATTACTACAGACAAAGAAAGAGATGAAGCTAAACTAGCTTTAAAAAAAATACTTCTTGATGCAGAACGTGAAGCTTTTGCAAAAGAAGTTGAAGATCGTAAATCTGCACGTGATCTATATAAAGACGATGCTATTATTCAAAAAGTATTAGCAACTTTATTTACTGTAGCTTATTTCGGTATTACTTTTGTAATGTTTAACTACTTTGTTACAAAAACAATAGAATTAGGTGAATTTGAAATTAGCTTTATATCAACAATATTTGGTGCTATGAGTGCTAAAGTAAATACAATAATAGACTTCTTCTTTGGTGGAAGTTCAAAGAAAAACGAACAAATAAAAGAAAAATAAAATGACAACAAATTATTTTAACGTAGAAGTAGCGCCTACATTTACTGGAGCTAACGCAGTTACTGCTTTTGCAGACGACGACATATTGTTTGACTGGACCGCTTTTGACGTTCCAAGAGGTGCTGGTACTTTGTTAGGCGTAACTGTAATGGTAAGAGGTACAAACGCAAGTAGACAAGAGCAGCCTTTAGATATATACTTTGCTAAAGATAAAGTTATCAACGGTACAGAGTATGCTCCTGGTGCTTTAGGATCTGTTAACGCTGCTGTTTCTGGCGCTAACTTTATTAATCACATAACTGGATCCGTTAAAATATTAGCTACAGATTATCAAGACGGACTAACTCATCACGCGGCAGCACACAAAGATCTTTCTAATGGAATAGTATTAGAAACGCTCCCTTCAACAGGATCAACAACTGGTCTTGATAGATTGTATATAGCTGGTATTGCTAAAGGAGCTTTTGATTTTGGCACTGGCGTTCTAGTAAATCAAACTGGTGGTATCGCCGCTGCTACAGCAGAAACAGCTATACCAACTGATGGTTCTGCGGCTGCAAGATGTTTAGCTATTGGAGATGTACTTGTAGCTCAAGATGGCGCTGCTATAGGAACTGTAACTACCGTAAGCAGTAGTTCAGTAACAGTAGACGCTGTTGCAGAAGCTTTAGCTGATAACGACGAAATACTATGTAGTCAACCATTGAAGTTTATACTTCACTTTACAAAATAAAAAATAATTAACTTAAATTAAATTAAATCATGGCAAAAAGAAAGACACCAAAGGTGGACTTAAAACCTCGTGCTGAAAAAATAACTGATCAGCAATTAGAAAAACTTCAAAGCGTTGTTAAAAACATTAACAAAGCTCAACAAGAAATAGGTGTGGCAGAATCTAGAAAGCACGAGTTGCTACACCTAATATTTGGCTTAAACGATTCTATAAGAGAAATGCAAACTCAGTTTGTTAAAGAGTATGGATCTGATGAGATTAATATAGCTGACGGAACAATTAAATATAATGAAAATGGTATCGACAAAGCTAATTAGAAAAATAACTATTGGTAAAGATTATAAAATAGATTCTATGCACTACTCTGTAGGCCAAGAGGTATATGGAGGCCATAGAATATGCGACATTATTGAAGAAGAGGAGAAATACTCTATATATATTAGAAAAAATAAAGATGTTATGCCTTGGAAAGACTTTAATAAAAACATGGCAATATCTGTAGAATATAACTTAGAATATTAAAATTATGAAAAAAGCACCGTTTAGACTAAAATCTGGCAATAAGCCAGATAAAAAAGGATTTTTTGGAACAGTAAAAGATAGGCTTATTAAAAAAGGAAAAAATATTTTAAATATAAAGTCTAAAGAAGATATTTTAAAATCTATAGGTTATTCTGATAAAGACATTAAAGGTAATTAATGAAAAGCCTGTATCAGTTTGTGATAGAGCCAGTGGGCAAGAGGTATAATAACACTAAGCAAGTTGGTGATAAAACCTTAATACTTAACTCTGAAAATCAAAACCACGAATACGTTAACAGAACCGCTAGAGTAATTAGCGTGCCAGAATACAACAACACTAGTATAAAAGCTGGTGATGAAATAATTGTTCATCACAATGTTTTTAGAAGATGGGAAGATGTGTATGGTAAAGAACGAAATAGCAAAGCATACTTTAAAGATAACGTATACTTAGTTAGTGAAGATCAAATATTTTTATACAAAAGAAATAAAAACTGGAAAGCTGTTGACGGCTTTAGCTTTGTGCAACCTTTAGTAAACGACAATAAATATAGCTCTGAAAAAGAACACGATCATAAAGGTGTAGTTGTATACGAAGATGGAACTTACAATAAAGGGGAAATAGTGAGTTACACTCCTTTTTCACAGTATGAGTTTGTGATTGACAATGTAAGACTGTTTCGAGTTTATAATAAATTTATTACAATTAAATATGAATCCAAAGGAAACGAAAAAACGTATAATCCAAGCTGGGCATAGAGCAGTTGAAGAATTAATTAAGGTTGCTCAAGAGCAGATTATAACAAACACAGAAGATGATGTATCTGCGGATAGATTAAAAAATGCAGCTGCCACTAAAAAGCTAGCTATATTTGATGCCTTTGAAATACTTAACCGTATACAGGAAGAAGAAAATATTTTAGAAGGAAAAACTAAAAAAAAAAAAAAAGAACGAGTTTTTAAAGGTTTTGCAGAAGGTAGATCAAAATGAGTTACGAGCAAACGCTATATAAGATTGTCGAGCCAGTAAAGCTTACTACTATATCTAGACTTAACAAGTCTAAAAAGTGGCAATATGGATATAACAAAGAACATGATATTGTTGTTATATCTAGAACTGGACAAATTGGTCAGATAATTGAAATACAAGGTCTACAGATAGCACTACCTAAAACACCTAAAAACGTATATAAAAACGATTCTAAAAAATGGAAACGCTTTGATTATCCTAAAGAGCTAAGCAAGCTAAAAACTGTTTTTGATTGGAGAGATTATCCAGAAGAAAGCAAAGAACAGTGGTATGATTACATTGACGAAGAGTTTAAACGTAGAGATGAAGGCTTTTGGTTTGTTAATAAAGACAAACCAACCTACATAACTGGTAGTCACTACATGTATTTGCAATGGAGTAAAATAGATGTTGGCGCTCCAGACTTTCGTGAAGCCAATAGATTGTTCTTTATATTTTGGGAAGCTTGCAAAGCTGATATTAGATGCTACGGTATGTGTTATTTAAAAAACAGACGTAGTGGTTTTTCATTTATGAGCTCGGCTGAAACTGTTAACTTAGCTACTATATCGAGTGACTCTAGATATGGAATACTATCAAAAAGTGGAGCTGATGCTAAAAAAATGTTTACCGACAAGGTTGTACCAATATCTGTTAACTATCCGTTCTTCTTCAAACCCATACAAGATGGTATGGACAGACCTAAAAGTGAGCTTGCTTATAGGGTTCCTGCAAGTAAGCTTACGCGTAGAAAGATTACGGCGAACGAAAAGCAGGAAGAGCTGGTTGGACTTGACACTACTATTGATTGGAAAAACACAGGTGATAACAGTTACGATGGTGAAAAGCTTAGCTTGTTAGTTCACGATGAAAGTGGTAAGTGGGAAAGGCCTGATAATATTCTAAACAACTGGCGAGTAACTAAAACTTGTTTAAGATTAGGTGCTCGTGTAGTTGGCAAGTGTATGATGGGTTCAACTAGTAATGCTCTTGATAAAGGAGGGGATAACTTTAAAAGACTATATAATGACTCAGACGTCACAAGTAGAAATAGGAATGGACAGACAAAGTCTGGTTTATATTCTTTGTTTATCCCAATGGAATGGAACTTTGAAGGATTTATTGACGAATATGGACAACCAGCATTTAATAACCCTAGTGATGATGTATTCGGACCAGATGGTGAACTAATAGATGTAGGTGTTATAGATCATTGGGAAAATGAAGTAGAAGGATTAAAATCAGATCAAGATGCTTTAAATGAATTTTACCGTCAGTTTCCACGAACTGAAGAACATGCGTTTAGAGATGAAACAAAAAATAGCTTATTTAATCTTATAAAGATATATGAGCAAATAGATTATAACGAAGGCGTTACAAACTCCGCTGCTGTAGTTAAAGGAAGCTTTCAGTGGTTGAATGGTGTTAAAGATACTTTAGTAACTTTTAATCCAGATCCAGGTGGAAGATTTAATATAAGCTGGGTTCCTAACGTAGAAATGCAAAATAAAATAATAATTAAAAATGGATTTAAGTCCCCAGGTAATGAACATATTGGTGCCTTTGGCTGCGATAGCTATGATATTAGTGGTACTGTTGATGGTCGAGGATCCAACGGATCTCTTCATGGATTAACTAAGTTTAGTATGGAAGACGCTCCGGCAAACCATTTTTTCTTAGAATATATTGCAAGACCACAAACCGCTGAAATGTTTTTTGAAGATGTGTTAATGGCCTGTGTGTTTTACGGCATGCCAATACTTGCAGAAAACAATAAACCAAGATTGTTATACTATTTTAAAAGAAGAGGCTACAGAGGCTTTAGCATGAATAGGCCTGACAAGCTTTGGAACAAATTATCTATAGCAGAAAAAGAGATTGGTGGTATACCAAACTCTAGCGAAGATATAAAACAAGCGCACGCTGCTGCTATAGAAACATATATAAACGATCACGTTGGAGTTAAACAAAACGGTGATTACGGTAATATCTATTTTAACGACACGTTAAATGATTGGGCTAAGTTTGATATAAACAAGAGAACAAAGTTTGATGCGTCTATAAGTAGTGGTTTAGCTATAATGGCTTGTAATAGACATTTATATAGGCCTAAGCCTGAAAGAAAAACTAGTAAAGTTAATTTTAGTTTTGCAAAATATAATAACAGAGGCGGAGCTTCTAAAATAATTAAACAATGAGTTATACAGCTGGAGTAGTTAGTAATTATTTCCCGAGTCAAGCTGTTAGCGACTTAGAAAAGATTAGTTATGATTACGGTCTTAAAGTTGCTAAAGCAATAGAACAAGAATGGTTTGGTGATGCCACTGGATCTACAGGTAACAAATATTACGGTGGTAATAGTAGATATTCTGGAAATCAAACAGAGTTTCATAGACTAAGATTATATGCAAGAGGCGAGCAGTCAGTTCAAAAATACAAAGATGAATTATCTATAAATGGTGATTTGTCATACTTAAACTTAGACTGGAAGCCCGTGCCAATTATACCTAAGTTTGTAGATATAGTTGTTAATGGTATAGCTGAAAGAACTTACGATATAAAAGCTTATTCTCAAGATCCATTTGGTATGGATAAAAGAACTAAGTACATGAACTCTATACTAGAGGACATGAACTCTAAAGAGATAAACGATTTTGCTCAAGAAGAGTTTGGCGTTAATCTTTATAATAATGACCCTCAGACTTTACCTGGCTCTGAAGAAGAGTTAGCGTTACACATGCAGCTTAACTACAAGCAAGCTGTAGAATTAGCTGAAGAGCAAGCTATAAACGTATTGCTAGAAGGTAATAGATATGAGCTTACAAAGAAAAGATTTTATTATGACTTAACAGTGCTAGGTATTGGTGCTGTAAAAACAAGCTTTAACACTTCTGAAGGAGTTGTAGTAGAGTATGTAGATCCAGCAAATATAGTTTATTCGTATACAGATTCACCTTATTTTGAAGATATATATTACGTAGGTGAAATAAAGAACGTGCCGATTAACGAGTTAGCAAAACAGTTTCCACATTTAAAAGGTGAACAGCTTGAAGATATATTAAAAAATAACAATCAGCGAATGGCTAAATATGCTAGCCACAAAGAAACTGATACAAACAAGGTTCAAGTTTTGTATTTTAATTACAAAACATATATGAACGAAGTTTATAAAACTAAACAAACAGCTAGTGGAGCCGATAAAATCATACCTAAAGATGATAGCTTTAATCCTCCAGAAGATATGGCTGGTGAGTTTAGCAGAATATCTAGAGCTGTTGAAGTGCTTTATGAAGGAGCTTATATAATTGGTACTGACAAGCTTATCAAATGGGAGATGTCTAAAAATATGATGAGACCTAAAAGTGATTACACTAAGGTTAAAATGAATTATCATATTGTAGCACCAAGAATGTACAAAGGCCGTATAGAGTCTTTAGTTAGCAGAATAACTACGTTTGCTGATATGATACAGCTTACGCATTTAAAGCTACAACAAGTGATGTCACGTATGATACCTGATGGCGTTTATTTAGATGCAGATGGTTTAGCTGAAATAGATTTAGGTAACGGAACAAATTATAATCCGCAAGAAGCTTTAAATATGTTCTTCCAAACAGGTTCTGTTATTGGTAGATCAATGACGCAAGATGGTGATATGAATCCTGGCAAAGTGCCTATACAAGAAATACAAAGTGGTAATGGTGGCGCGAAGCTTCAAAGCTTAATAGCTAATTACAACTACTATCTTCAAATGATACGCGACACGACAGGTTTAAACGAAGCTAGAGATGGTAGCATGCCAGATAAAAACGCTTTAGTAGGTGTTCAAAAATTAGCTGCAGCAAACAGTAATACAGCTACGAGACATATACTTCAAGCTGGTTTATTTTTAACAGCAGAAGTAGCAGAAGCCTTATCATTAAGAATATCAGATATATTAGAATATGCACCAACTGCAGACGCTTTCGTTCAAGCTATAGGCTCTCACAACGTAGCTACTCTTGACGAAATGAAAGAGCTGCACTTATATGACTTTGGTATATTTATAGAACTATCGCCAGACGAAGAGGAAAAAGCTTTACTTGAAAACAATATACAAGTAGCATTAGCGCAACAAAACATAGACTTAGAAGACGCTATTGATCTTAGACAGATTAAAAACGTAAAGTTAGCTAATCAACTATTGAAAGTAAAGCGTAAGAAAAAGCAAGAGAGAGACTTAGCTACACAGCAACAAAATATACAAGCTCAAGCTTTAGCCAACGCGCAAGCACAGCAAGTAGCCGCTCAAGCAGAGATACAAAAGCAGCAAGCTTTAGTTCAAACTCAAGCTCAGTTAGAGCAAGTTAAGAATCAGCTAGACATGCAGAAGTCTATGCAAGAAGCCGAACTTAAAAAGCAGTTAATGCAGCTAGAGTTTCAAATGAACATGCAGCTCAAAGGTATGGAAGTAGAAGCGCAAAAGAAAAAAGAATCTGAAAAAGAAGATCGTAAAGACGAAAGAACTAGGATACAAGCATCTCAACAAAGTGAGCTTATAGATCAAAGAAAAACAGGTAGACCACCTAAAAACTTTGAGTCAGCAGGTAATGATGTACTTGGAGGTGGTTTTGGTTTAAATGCTTTTGAACCTAGATAATCATTAATTTATATTTTATATTATGGAAAACAAAGAACAACCAATTGCTGACAACACAGTTGAAAAGCAAGTAATCAAGAAACCGAGAAAAAAGAAGTTTGAAAGAACTGATGAAGTAATTAAGGTAGACTTAACTAAGCCTGCAAACCAAGAAGAGATTAAAGATGAACCAAAGCAAGAAGTTACAGAAAGTACAACTGACGACGCAGGAGTGGTTGGAGGCAATGAAAGTCCCGAAGCCGCACCGGAACAAGAAGAAGTACAGCCGCAAGCCGAAACACAAGAAACTCCAGTATTAGAAGAAGTTTCTGAGGAAGAGATTAAAGAGCAAGCGCAGGAAGTGGCTGAAAAAGTAGAAGAAGCTGTAGCAGAAGCTGTAGAGTCTGGAAAACCATTACCTGAAAATATTCAAAAGCTAGTTGATTTTATGGAAGAAACTGGTGGTGGTTTAGAAGATTATGTTAGATTAAATAGAGATATTAGCTCGTTAGATGATCAAACAGTTTTGTACGAATATTATAAGAGCACAAAGCCTCATCTAACAAATGAAGAAATAAACTTTTTAATGGAAGACAACTTCGATTATGACGAAGAAGTCGACGATGAAAGAGATGTAAAAAGAAAAAAATTAGCGTTTAAAGAGCAAGTTGCTAACGCTAAATCACACTTAGATAATCAAAAGTCTAAGTACTATGAAGAAATTAAAGCTGGCTCAAGGCTTACGCCTGAAGCTAAAAAAGCTATGGATTTCTTTAACCGATACAATAAAGAATCGGAACAAAGCAGAGCTGCGGCTGAAAAACAGCGAGATGTTTTTGATAAAAGAACTAACGAAGTTTTTAATAACGATTTCAAAGGTTTTGAATATAACGTTGGAGATAAAACTTATAGGTACTCAGTCAAAGACGCTAACGAGGTTAAAGCAACCCAAAGCGATATTAACAACTTTGTCAAAAAGTTTTTGAGCGAAGACAACACAATATCTGATGCTAAAGGTTATCACAAATCTCTTTTTACTGCTATGAATGCTGACGCAATAGCAAAACACTTTTACGAGCAAGGAAAGTCTGACGCAATGAAAGACAGTGTTGCTAAAAGTAAAAATGTTGATATGGAGCCAAGGCAATCTCATGGTGAAATTAATCTAGGAGGAACTAAGTACAGAATAGTAAATGGTGATACCTCTTCGGATTATAAAGTCAAAATTAGACGAAATAGAAAATAATAACTTTTAAAACTTTAAATTATGGCAATTACTGCAGGACCTAATTTGAATAGCGTACCATCTTCTAATAGACAGACGTTATCTTCAAATTATATCGACTTCGCCACGTTAGGATCATCTGACGGCTGGGCGCAACAATACCTGCCTGACTTAATTGAGCAAGAAGCTGAAGTGTTTGGTAACAGAACAATATCTGGCTTTTTATCAATGGTTGGTGCAGAAGAACCAATGACATCTGACCAAGTTGTTTGGTCTGAGCAAGGACGTTTACACCTTACTTACAAAGGTCACATTGTTAACACTACTCAACAAGCAAACGTATCAGGTACTCCAGCTGGTGGTACTATTGAGATTGATTTCGACATCGACGATTTAGCTGTTGGAACTGGTACAATAGATCACGGTATTAGAGTTAACGATATGCTTTTATTAGCTACATCTACTGGAACTACAAGAGTTTTAGTTTCTGCTGTAACTCTTGATCAGATAGACGTAATTCCTTACGATGCTACTAATAACAACGGACAGTTAGGTCAAATCACAGGATTTGGATCTACTGGTTCAAACGATGATAAATCTCTACACATCTTAGTATACGGATCTGAGTATAAGAAAGGTGACAGCGGTAGAGTTGGCGCTAACGCTCCACAATTTAAGTCTTTCACAAACAAGCCTATCATCTTAAAAGATAAGTATGAAGTATCAGGATCTGATGCATCTGCTATCGGTTGGGTTGAAGTTGCTGGTGAAGAAGGACAATCAGGTTACTTATGGTACTTAAAAGCTGAAGGTGACACAAGAGCTCGTTTTGCTGATTACATTGAAATGTCAATGATTGAATCAATAAAAGGTGACGCTGCTCAATCTGTTGCTGATACTCAGTTGCTACAAGCTAACTTTGGTACTGAAGGTTTATTCGCTGCTATTGAAGACAGAGGTAACATTACTACTGGTGTAACTGGTGTAAGTGCTGCTGTTGATTTAGCTGAGTTTGACGCTATCTTAGCAGAGTTCGACAAGCAAGGTGCTATCGAAGAAAACATGATGTTCGTTAATCGTGCTACTAGCTTAGCTATTGACGATATGTTAGCTTCAATGAATTCTTACGGCGCAGGTGGTACATCTTACGGTGTATTTGAAAACGACGAAGATATGGCATTAAACTTAGGTTTCTCTGGATTCAGACGAGGTTCTTACGACTTCTACAAGTCTGACTTCAAATACTTAAACGATTTCGCAACAAGAGGAGCTATCAACAGTAAAGACACTAACGGCGCTGTTCGTGGTGTTATTATTCCTGCTGGTGTATCTTCTGTTTATGATCAAGTAATGGGTAGAAACATGAAGCGTCCGTTCTTACACGTACGTTACCGTGCTTCACAAACTGACGATCGTAGATTAAAGACTTGGGTTACTGGTTCTGTTGGAGCTGTAACTTCTGATCTTGACGCGATGGAAGTACACTACTTATCTGAAAGATGTTTAGTAGTACAAGGTGCTAACAACTTCATGTTGATGAAGTAATATTGATTAGGTCGGGGCTTCGGCCCCGATCTTTTTTTTTTAACTTTTATTATATTATATTATGGCAAAAAAACAAACTACAAAAGTAGCTGAACCAGAAATTAAAGCTACTAACGAAATGGTTGAGGTAAAAATTACTGAAGAACCAAAAAAACCTAAATGGGAAGTTAAAGACAGAACTTACTATTTAACAGGTAAAAAAAGACCTTTATCATATTCAATTAGATCATCTGGTATTTACTGGTTTGACGAAGAAAAAGGATATGAGAGAGAATTAAAAAACACTTCTAATCAAAGAACTTGTTTTGTTGATGAAATGAAAGGAGATCAAAGATTAGAACATATTATTTTTAGAAGCGGAGCTTTGTTTGTTCCAAAAACTAAAACAGTTTTACAAAAGTTGTTAAGCTTGTATCACCCTCAAAAAGATATTCTTTATTATGAGTGGAAGCCTGAGGCTGTAGCCACGATTGAAGTTGATACAATAGAGCTAGAAATAGAGGCTTTAACAACCGCTCAAGCTTTAGATATTGATATTGCAGAAGCTGTTATGCGCGCAGAGATTGGATCTAAGGTAGCAGAGATGAGTTCTAAGGAATTAAAAAGAGATTTACTTGTATTTGCTAAGAAAAATCCTGCTTTGTTCTTAGAATTAGCTAATGATGAAAATATTGTTTTAAGAAACTTTGGAATTAAAGCAACTGAGCTAGGCATATTAAGTTTATCTCCAGATCAGAGAACGTTTAGCTGGGCTTCTAATAATAGAAAACTATTAACAGTACCGTTTGATGAGCATCCATACTCTGCACTCGCGCAGTGGTTTAAAACAGATGAAGGTATGGAGGTCTTTACAAACATTGAAAAGCGATTTAATGCGTAATTACTTATAGAAGAGTAACCACTCTTCGGGGTGGTTGCTCAACTATAAAACATAATTAAATGGCAGTAAACATAAACACAGTATACAAAAGAGTTCTGGCTATTGCCAACAAAGAGCAAAGAGGATATATAACTCCTCAAGAATTTAACGTTTTCGCCAACCAAGCTCAAATGGATATTTTTGAGCAATACTTCTATGACTATAATCAGTTTGTTAGAATACACGGTAACGACTCTGTTTTTGGCGACGCCGTAGAAATATTAAAAGAAAAAATTAGTGAGTTTGAAGCTACAGCTGCAGTAGCATCAGGCACTACTTTACCCACAGACTTATACAGACTTGTCTCCGTACAGTTTAACAATGTAGAAGCAAGCTATGTTTCTAATAGAGAATATTCAGCTACAGCCTTACATCCTTTACTAAGGCCAAATGACGCTAGGCCAGTCTACACTAGGCAAGGTGGATCTATAAAAGTTTTTGGTAATGCTGCAAACAATCAAGCTCCAGAACAAAAAACAACAAGCGTTAACTGCGAATACATTAAGACACCTACTGATGTAAACTGGGGTTACAATGTTGTTTTAGGAAAACCTATATACAATGCAGCGACAAGCGTTAACTTTGAGCTTCATGAGTCAGAAGAAGTTTCTTTAGTTAACAGAATATTAATACTAGCCTCTATAACTATTGAAGATCCTCAACTTAGCCAAGCGGCTAATATTGAAGAAGCAAAAGATATACAGCAGAAAAAACAATAATAAATGGCCTTAATAAGTACAAACGAATCAACATATTATAGTAGTTCTTCTAATTATGGCAACTATCAATTTGTTAGTCTATCAAATATTATAGATGCGTTTATGATTGTAAACGTAGGTGAAGACAAACTAATTAGTAAGATTAGTAGAGCAGACGTAAATTTTCATGCTCAAAGAGCTTTAGCTGAATTAAGTTACGACGTGTTAAGCTGCGTAAAAACTCAAGAGATAACTGTTGCTAATACTTTGACGATGGCTATGCCGCAAGACTACGTTAGTTATGTGAAAATAACTAGAGTTGACGAAAACGGCGTTGAAAGACCTTTATACCCTACTAAAAGCACTAGCAACCCTACAGCTCCAAAACAAACAGGTAGTATAGGTGATCAAAACTTTGTAGATTCAGATGGTGATGGAAAAATAGATTTAGAAACTGAGTCTGACACTTGGGCCAGATACAAAGCGTCTTCTACAGACAGCTCTTCTGACGACACTGATTATGATGAAGATTTGTACGATTTATTCTTAGGTCAAAGATACGGTATTGATCCTGCTTACGCTCAGATAAACGGTTCTTTTTATATAGATCAAGAAAAAGGTAGAATACACTTTAGTTCTTCGCTAGCAGGTAAAGTTATTATATTAAAATATATAAGCGATAGCTTAGGCACTGAAGCAGAGATGAGAGTTCATAAGTATGCTGAAGAGGCTATGTATAAAAGTATAGCGTACGCTGTAATTAGTAATAGAGCAAACATGCCTGAGTATGTTGTTCAAAGATTAAAAAAAGAAAAAAGAGCGGCCATTAGATCTGCTAAGCTTAGAATGTCTAAAATTAACTTTGAAGAAATAACTCAAATTTTAAGAGGTAAGTCTAAACAAATTAAACATTAAATTTAATGGCAGAGTTCAAAAAGAATTTTCTCAAAGGTAAAATGAACAAAGACCTCGATGAGAGGTTAGTTCCTAATGGCGAATATAGAGACGCGCTTAATATAGAAATATCTGACTCTGAAAGCTCTAACGTTGGATCTGTACAAAATTTAAAAGGTAACACCAAGGTTACTGTTACTGAGCAAAACGGATTTTCTTTAATAGCTGGATCATTAGCTATAAGCCCTAACGCTTTTACCGTTGCGACATATCCTGACGAAACAAACAAAAGAATATACAACTTTGTCCATAAAGCTTCGGATCTTATAGAAAATGGAGTTTACAACGGGATAGCTAGAAAGACTGGTTTAATATCAGATTGTATTTTTGAATTTAACTCTATTGAAAATAACGATGGAGGTTTTTCAAGACCTGTGTTAACAGACGTGTATGAGGTTAGATCTGCAGCTACAGAGCAAACTTCAAGCAACGTATTAGAAGGTTTAGATACTGTAGCTATAAACCAAAGTCAACAAGGCTCAGCTCACAAGCCTCTTGGCATAAGAGTTGGCATGAGAGTTCAAAAGTACGACTTAAATGGCAACGATCTTTGGGGAGAAAGCAATAAAGTTTATGTAAAAAAAATATTACCTTCTACTGCTAACAATGGTAAAGTAGAAATAACAAACTTTAACGGACTTAGTTATAACCAAGTGGACATCGACAACGGGGTTGTGTTAAGATTTACTTCTGAAAGAATATTAAATTTTAATGATGGCACAGAGCAATACGAGGCTAATGTTAGTGGAACACCTGTTTCGCCAACGCCGAAAAATAATATTATAACAGGTATAAACTTAATAAACGATATACTATACTTTACGGATAATAAAACTGAGCCTAAAAAAGTTTCTTTAAAAAGGTTTAGATCTAGCAAAAACTCTATATACGAGCACTCTATTCATAGATGGGTAGACACTTATGGCAATGCTATTACTGAAGATTTAAAAGAAAGCTTTATAACGGTTATAAAACAAAACCCGTTAACTCCGCCAAAAATTAAAAATACTATAAACGATAGAATAGTAGAAGAGATTACTGAGTATGGTGGTGGCACAACCGCTGGGCTTACAAATGTAAATACTGGTGTTTTTTATTCTCCCTCTACGGTAGGAACAGTAGGTTTATTTGAAGACGATTTTAATTTTCAAGTACCTTTTTCTTTTTCAAACAATGCTAACGAGGCTTATTTGCCTGACGTAAGTGTAGCTGATCAGCCAGAAACTTTGTTTTTAGGTTGTAGTGTTAATAGAGTTAACTGGCGAATTGGTGATTTGTTAGAGCTTTCTGGAACAATAACTGGAGCTAGCGCAACAGTTGCAATAACAGGCACTCTGTCAAACAATGAAAATTTCAACGTCTTTGAAGTTACTCTTGTTGCTTTATCAGAGGATTACGTTGGAACTGAGCCTGCTGAAACTTGGAACGCTCAGTTAAAAAACAAAAGAAAAGTATACGAAGATGACTTTGTGTGCTTTGCTTACAGATACAAATACGTTGATGATGAGTACTCCGCAATATCACCTTATTCAGATATTGCTTTTGTACCTGGTTTTTATAGTTATAATTCTTTAAAAGGATTTAACAATGGAATGGTGAATAAAGTTCAAGACATAAAAGTTTTAGACTTCATACCTCCTCACACGCCAAGCGATGTTGCTTCTATAGAGCTTTTATTTAAGAAAACAGACTCAACAACAATACATGTAGTTGAATCTTTTAAAAGAAACTCTTCTGAGTGGAACTCAACAGGATCGCCTGGAACCTCTTACAAAGGTAACGTAACTATATCTAGTGAAGTTTTTGGAAAAACTTTACCAGAAAGTCAAACATTAAGAATATTTGACAATGTACCTATTAAAGCTAGATCTCAAGAAGTCGTAGGGTCGAGAATAATGTATGGTAACTACCACGAAAACTATGACATTATAGATGAAGGAGCAAGCAAAATAATACCTAAAATCGACCACTCATTTCAAGCTGTACCAACACAGTTTACAGAAGATTTTTCTGTAGGTAACGAGTTTTCTGCTAATCAAGAAAATAACGATATAGTTTTAGGATCTGGGCAATATACCAGCGTGTATCTTGGTAATACTCCTATAGCAGACTTAACGCCTTCGCAAGGAGAGTTTGACAACACTGCTTTTGCAGACGCTTCTGGAGGCTCGGCCGCATCCCATGCCGCGGCTTTTTCTACTTTTTTTGGACTACCTACGTCCGCAGAGTACGACCCTGATAGTAACTTTAATAATCAGCTTCCTGTTGGTACTTGGTTTCAAAATGATTTAATACCAAACGTTGTTGACGGTACCGCTCAAGGTCCTTATTTTGAAGCGCCTATAAGTGGATATTATACTTTTAGCGCTTCTACGCAAGCTAGAGCTCTTTATCAAAATTACGTTAACTATGATGAAGAACAAGATGCAATAGTTTTTCCAATATCTTTGCTTCCTTTTGAAGCTACTGGTACTTTTTTCGGTTTAGTAAAAGTTGATGCAAACGGTATTTGGAACAACTGGCCTGACCTGCATAACTTTGTAGAAGTTAACAGCAATCTCAATCAAGACGTTTATGCGCCAAACTTAAATAATCCTGATTTATTACACGCGGTGCCTGTAACTAATACTGGTATTGGCCCGGGTAATGCTGGTATAAGTTCTTATCAAACGTATAGCTTTAGCGGAGTTCAGGTTTACTTAAATCAAGGCGAAAGAGTTGCTGCTGGTATTTGTATTCCTAGAAACTGTTTAAACAATGGCACATCTCAAAGTGGAGTTGCTTACAGAGGACAAATGAGGTTAAAAAGTTCTTCTTTTATTTGTGATGACGCTCCAGATAGTATTCAAACTGTTATAACTACACAAGCTAGAGCTTCAGTTAAGTCTGGTAGAACTTACGAAATAGGTGTAGTATACTGCGATAAGCACGGTAGAGAGTCAACGGTATTATTAGATATTTCTAACAGCATGAGGTTAGAAAAAATATCTAGCGACAAGATAAATAGACTGTCAGCTCAAGTGCAAAACAAAGCGCCATATTGGGCAGAGTACTATAAGTTTTACGTTAAGGAAATAGCTTCAAAATATCATAATATAGTTTTACATAAGGCTTATTCTACTGGCAACGCTGAAAATACAACTACAACTGTAAACTTTAGCCACGTGTGGTTAGCGTTTAACTCAGCTGACAGAAGTAAAGTAAAAATAGGTAGTTATTTAGTTCAGAAAAAACGACACGGTAACTCTGTGCCTGTGTTTGATGAAGAGGCTAAGTATAGAGTTTTAGACATAATAGGCAATGCTACAATAGAGGAAGACGACGAAGATGCTGGCGTTACTCAAGAAATAAGTTTAGCTGGATTAGATTTAGATGCTTTAGGTGCAGACTTTGACGATGTTAACGGTAAGTTTTTTGTTAAAATAGAAGCTGACAACAACTTTACTGTAAACATAAATAACAATGAATTAACAAATAGCTTTATTACATCAGACGAAAACACAAATAATGGTGCTGTTTTTGAAGTTGTAGACGAGCAAGAAATAGATTTAGACTTGTTTTACGAGGTAAGTCAAGCTTATCCTATAAATCTTTTAGGTGAAAAAGCGTCTGTGCTAATACAAGACGGTGACAAGATAACTTTAGAGTCTGGGTTTAGTAATCCTATTATAGCTCAGTTTGACGCTATACCTGGCGGTGTTTTTGTTCAAAATGTACAAGGTGCTAAATCTTTAGGCTTAAATCAAACAACACAAGATCAAGGTACTGACGGAGCTGTATTAATACAAACTAACCAAGACTTTGGCTACTTATTTGGACCTATGGGCGTTAATAGTACTCCAGCTATAATTAGATTAACTAGGAAAGATGGTAGTTATTATACATTAAGATTAAAACTTCAAAGTTTTGGAAATACAATTAGAGTATATCCTTTTACTCACAAAACTTCTAACTCTAACTTCAGCTCAAAATTTTTACTTAGGTTTGTAAACTGTTTTGCTTTTGGTAATGGCGTAGAGTCTGATAGAATTAGAGATGACTTTAACGCTAGCACTATGTATCCTTACACAGCGGCTGGTAAGCAAAGTGGATTTAAAGCTTCTTCGCCTAATCCTGATTATAGAAGAGAGCATAAAAAAAATGATATAATATTTTCACAAATTATAAACGAAGCCACTGGATCAAACAGAGGTAACGAGTTTTTAATGGCTGAAGATATAGTAAAGAGATTAAATCCTGAATATGGTAGTATACAAAAACTATTTACTAGAAATACTGACTTAATAACTTTTTGTGAAAATAAAATTTTAAGAGTTTTAGCAAATGGTAAAGACGCTTTGTTTAATGCCGACGGTAATGCACAGTTATTATCTTCAACAAACGTTTTAGGTCAAGCTATACCTTATTTAGGTGATTACGGAATATCTGAAAATCCTGAGTCTTTTGCCGCTGATGAGTTTAGATGTTATTTTACAGACGTCAACCGAGGAGCTGTTTGTAGACTGTCTAGAGATGGAGTTAGTCCAATATCAAGCTTTGGCATGAAAGACTGGTTCTATGACAACCTAAAAGATTCTAAAGTGTGCATAGGTAGCTACGACGGTAGAAAAGATGAGTACAATTTAACAATACATACAAACAATGCTAGCGGCGGCTTGTCAAATAAAAACGTATACACTTTAAGCTTTAGTGAAGATTCAAAAGGTTGGATTAGCTTTAAATCTTTTATTAAAGAATCTGGAGTAAGCTTAAACAACGATTACTACACGGCTAAAGACGGTTTACTTTGGCTACACCACTCAAACAATACTCATAATAATTTTTATGATTCTCAATACACTTCAACAGTAACTACGGTGTTTAATGAAGTTCCTGGAAGTGTAAAAAAGTTTGACACTATAAACTACGAAGGAACTCAAGCTAGAGTTAATCAACATACTTCAGACGATCAATTTTACAACTTATCAGAAAAGAAAGGCTGGTATGTAGAAAGTATTACTACTGATCTTCAAGAAGGAAAAGTAGATGAGTTTATAGATAAAGAAAATAAATGGTTTAACTATATACAAGGTACGGCAACTTCTCATACTAACGCTGCTGACGGTAATGGTGCTGTTACTAACTTAGATATTAGCGAAAACACTGTTCAAGGTATAGGTCAACTAAGCGAAGACTCTATTTCAAGCGAAAGTGGTTTTAGTGAAGGCTTTGATATATCTGTACAGTTAAATGCGCCAGGAGAAAACTTCAGTTCTACCGGCTATCAAGTATACAACATAGATACTATGCCTACTACTGGAACTTTTATTATTGTTCCTGACCAAGGCTTTAGCATAGCAGCTAACCAGTTTTCAATAACAAACTCTTTGCCTAGCTGGATTGACAGTATAGTTTTTTCAGACACTACGACCGCTGGAACTAGTGATAATACTGTTCTAGCAACAATTACTTTTGCGGGCAGCATAAGTTCTGATCTTAGCCACTCTATTCAAGTTGAAACAACCACTTACGCTACAACAATAACTTGGGAAGGTGTTGTAAACGTTTACGGTGAAGGTATAGGTAATGGAGAAACTGTTTCTTTGAGTATTGGCGATGGAACTATAGGTATTTTCTTTCCAATACCTTCAGGTAATCCTAACATGGTTTCATATTTTGTTGGAGCTTACGTAGGTTCTAACAACGGCGTTGAAGAGCCTATGATTACAGTAACAGTTGATAGTGGTAATAATTATTTTTATTCTAACTTTAATCCAGTAAATTGGTCTTTTACACCTGTTTCAGAAGTAGAAAACTATGAGGTAAACAACACGTTTGGTTATACTCCAAGTGGTTGCTTTGATTTTGTAAGTACTAGTCGAACATATAATATTTACTATAACAATTTACAAGACGAAAATATTATATTAGATGATGATAACACTATATTTATAAATACTAACTC